CAGCAGCAATCCGATTGGCGGCGCCATCCGTAAAGAAAGGCTTGGATTTATCCAAGTCCTCTCATAGGAGGGCTGTCCGGGGATTGCAAAGATTCCATTCTAAGCTTTTGCGGTCCGCCGCATTTGCTGGAATGGACCAGGTGTGCAAGGAGATCAAGGATATCGCCCATTGGGCGAGAGAGCAGGCATTGGACTCGCAAACGAAGGTTAGGAAGAAGGTTCCCTTTTGGGGTTCCCTCCGCCGATCCCTTCAATCGCGGCAGTCCCTGTTCTGTATTTCCCAAATGGCGCGGGCCCTCCCAGCGGGTGCATCGGTCGAACCTGCGATGAAGAAACATCGCCAAATTCTCACTTCAAAGCCTGCCTTCGTAGCACCTCACATCCTTACGGCTGTGAGACTGTTTTCGAGGTCAGTAGCAATGAGTGAAACTTGGCAACCTTCGACGTCGCATGCAAGACCTTTGAACTCCGCTGCCTTAACCAGTTCAGTCAAACAAGGTGGACAGAATGCGGTCCTTCGGGATCGCTTTTCAATGTCCTTCCTTGCGTGGACTCCTGGTGAGGGAGCTCCTCCTGGAGCGGACGGTGCGAAGTACGGCAAAGCAGTCTTGGTAGCCAACATGTTGTGGCGAGACGTGGGGTTAAACCCACTAACCGAGGCTGAATTGCCGGAAGTTCGTGTCGTACCGGTATCCGAGAGGGGTTGGAAGGTCCGGGTGGTTACGGCTGGTGATCCGGCGGAACAGGTTAGGGGACATGTCATTCGTGACATCTTCTGGCCTGCCCTACGATCTATACCAGCCCTGACCATTGGGGGAGAGGAACAAGAAGATGCCCGGGCAATTGAGGTACTGAGGCTGTTGACTGGTGACAAGATAGTCTGTTCGACTGATCTGTCAGCCGCAACGGATTATGCACCTTTCGTACTTGCCCGTGCCGTATGGCTTGGCTTCTTCGAGGGACTCTCTCTCCGGGGTATCCTTGATCGAGGAGCGGTGGCTGGTGCAGTCGACGAGGTCTGTCGACACCTTGGGCCGCACGTTGCCAATTGGTCAGGGGAGTTGGATGTAACGACGAAGGGATGGTTGATGGGTCACCCACTTACGTGGTGGACCTTGTCAATGTCCCATGCCGCCATCCTTCACTCCTGTGGCCTTCTAGAACGTGCAGCGGTCAAGGGCGACGACGCATTTGTCGTAGGCACCGACGGTGAAATCCATCGATATCTCGTTCGAATGGAGCTCGCTGGCTTCAAGATAAATCGGTCTAAGACCTTCTTATCGAAGAATGCTGGCGTGTTCTGTGAACGAGGGTTCGTTGTCGGATTGGACCGTCCTCTTTGCCCTGTTCCGGTGAAACGGGTGGCGGGCGTTACTGTGGAGCGTTTAGCCAATCTGTCGAAACAGATTGACTCGCTTCCACGTGCGACCCGCGGCCGTTACCGGTCTGAGGCTTGGAGGTCCGCTGGCTCCTCTGGGTTAGTGAGAGACGCTGTGCGTCTGGGTATCCCTCTCTCTTTGCCGAGGGAGTTGGGAGGCTTGGGCGTTCCGCATC